CCAACACAATAACATCTATGACTGGGGGGGGGCATATCTGCTTCGACGGTCTTGGCAACACAACGCCGCACATAGTTTACGAATATGACTGACATTCTCTCCTGTGCATTACGGGGGCGTTCAGACGGGGCTTGGCATTCTTCTCCGCACACACAGCGCCTTGAGGTGGGCAGAAACATTAGCAACGCCATCTCACAAGTCCAGAAAGACTATATGATTTACATTGAGTATGAATGACCTTTCCACTGACAGACCGATAGTTCTCGGGAGATACAGCAACTCGCAGAACGGTGTAATCGTTTCGGCGAAAGGTATTGCGAGATGTGTCGCAGGGGGTGGAAGGGGACACGATACCGATGTGCCGAAGATACTGATATGCTACGAATAGCAATACTGAGAAAATACCGCACCGAACACGCAAAGGAGTTCCGACGCAAGTACGGAGACCTCGGCGGCTGTAGGTTTTCGGACAAATATATGCGCATGGCTTCCGATAACTGCTCCAACACAATATCAACGGTCACGAAGGATAATCTGCTCTGTGCCGAGTATGAATAAACAAAAACAACACATAAATGGAAACATCAAAGAAAAAACTAAACGGTATAATCGCCTACTACAAGATGTTCAGTGGCGAGAAGACTTTGCAGGAGATGGCGAAAGACCTTGTCATCACACCGCACGAGCTGGCTGATATCGTGGGTATCGCCCAGAAGGATAGCATAATGAGAAGTATTGCCCTTACCGCCGATCAGGAGGAAGACAGGTTTCTGAACGGATGGGCGGAACGGCTGCCTTTCCGTGACAAGGTGGAAACAAAGAGAATACTTTCCGAGGCATGGCGGTGGGGTGTGGACTCAATGCCGAGCAGAGAGCCGCTGATGTTCAGGAACAGAAAGATTTAGGCATAAAAACAAAGTATGAACAAAACATGCAGACTTGTTACGTTTTTTCTTCTTTCCTTTGCACCCAGAAACCAAGGCATAGTGCTGCGGTGAAGGTCTTGAAAGGGCAAGACGTTCACCAACAAGATGGGCGAGCGGACAAGGCAAAGAAAAGTGAAGTATAACACTGGCGGTGTGGTTATGCACCGCTCTGTGCAGGGTGGCGGAGAAGTGACGAAATACTCAAGCCCGAATACAAAATTCAACGCCTATGATATGGGCGGGGGATGGCGTGAGCCTTTTGCCATCAATAAGAAGAAAAGCGCAAAGGCAGTCGGGAGGCAGAGCCACGACCTCATATCAAAAATCAGTTGGGAGATGCTGAGGGCGCAGCAGAGGGGTGATACCGCACGTTTCAACCAATTGCAGAACAGGAGGGAGAAGGTGCAATACGCCAATATGACTGTGCAGGGTTATGCGGCAATGGGACAGGGTGGCAACGGATAGGTTTGCCATTCCCTTTTTTGTTACATTAGTAAATTGTAATCATAAAACATACGGCAATTATCCATCAGTGCCGTAACTTTTGTACCTTTGCGAAAAATAAAAACATTATGCGTAAGAGAACATTCAAAAACCAATTAGGGGAAACAACAAATCAGGTTGTTTATAATGTCGGTGCGCAGAACATCTGGAAAAGCAACTATAGACAAGGTAACTAATGACGGCTCAAAAACGTCAAAATACTACCGATACTATGATGGAGAACTATCAAACGGCGGTTCCGTAACAATCAGCAACAATAAGTCAAAGAAAGCGGTCATTAGGCAAGGGCGCAACCTCGCACAAGCCATCCGAAACGAGATGAGGGGTCTTGACTACAACAACGACCACGAGGACGCCATTAGGTATAGCAACCTCATGCGAAGGTACGTAAGAGTGCGTCAAGCGGTAGGCATCCGTCGTGGCTATTCCGCAATGGGACAAAACGGAAAATAAAAACAAACATTAAAAACTTTATATTTTATGGCACGAAGGAAATCACGAAGGAGCATTATAGCGCAAGCGAAGAAACTCGCCGCCAACACCACCGACAAGAGCCGTAGAGCAAGGATAAAAGAGATAAGGGACAGATACCTCGCCAATATTGAGAAAAGCCCATACGTGGCAAAGAAAAGGGAAAGGAACGAATATCTGCGCTCTCTCTTGGGTACACAACCTACAAGAAAAGATGTTTGGGACTCATACTACAAGGATGCAAAAGGGGAACACTCCTACGACTACCGAAACAACCCTAAACTATCCGATAGGTCGCTCTACGGCTTTATAGGTATGAATACGGCGCAGGCCAATGCAAAGACTTTCACAAGAGATTTGTACATGAACGGCAATATGACCGCCAAAGGTCAAAACGGCGGATAATACGGCTGAAAACATTACAATAGCACAAAGGTAACGAAAGCGGTGAGGAAAAGGCTATCTGCCGCCTTTTTTTATCCTTACCTTTGCACAAACAAACCACAAATACAAAATATTATGGCAAGAAGGAAAGAATCTTACTTAAACCGCCGTGGCGGCGTCACCGACGAGAGCAAGTATTTCGGCGGAAGTTCGGTAAAGCGCGAGAATAAGGTAAAGTCAAACGCTGACACCCTCAACAAGGCAACGGGAACAAATGCAGGCACACGCACCGTACGCTACAAGTCGTCTTATTCCGACAAGGACAGACTCGGCAACTCTACCTATGCGGGCAACATCAACAAGAAAAAGACCGCAGCGCAAATACAAGCGCAGATGCGCCGTATTGAGGCACAAGCAAAGTCATACAAAGCACAAAAGGGCGGAGGCGCTAACAAGCGCGCACACCTCAACCGCGCATACGCAGCGGCTACCGCAGTGCAAGACTACCAAACACTCGGCAAGGCAGGAGGAAACGGCGGCATAGAGGCAGAAGACTACCGCAGTAAGATAAAAGGTTATTCAGCAGGATAACCACGGACACCATATTGATGGTTAGTTTCATATATTTAGTTATGTTTTAAAGGCGAGCACCACAAAATGCCCGCCTTTTCCATACGCACACAAAAACACGATTGTTCTTTTTGCGAACAAAACCGCCAACACACACGCAAAAAATACCGAGAAAAGAAAACACAACAACCGCAGATTGTTCTAAAAGTCGGTTTTCAACACCTTTTCCATTACATAACACGCATTGTAACAAACACACACCATAAAAAACACGCTTTTCGGTATATACTATATACCTTTGCAACACAATAAACCAAACCCCTAAAACGAAAACTATAATGGCACATCCTAAACACGACTACGATAGCCAAGCATTCTATGACCTATTGTTCAAATACGCATCGGTCATACAATACGACAACGAAATCGCCGCCCTATTAGACCTTGACTACGAAACATTCTCACGAATGAAAAACGGAAACTACATCGGGTGGACGGCAGAACAAAACGAAGAGAGAAGCGAACGTATTTTACAAGTATTAGCGCGAGCGAGGGGCAATACCCTACTGCAAGTGAAGAATACTCTGCTACGCCTCGGAGTGGGCGCGGTAAAGGTCAAGAGCCGCTCAATAAAGAAAGCGGTGACACACTGCCAATGCCGCGGAAAAGACCCGAAATGCCCCGAATGCAACGGCACGGGGTATGTGGAGGTGGAAGACGCCTTCGTCATGCAAGAGAGCGAGCAGGAGATTTCTCCTAATATGCAGGCGTTGATGGTATGGCTGCGCCACCACGACCCTAACTACCGCAAGGTTGAGCGTGGGGAAGACCTCTCCGACGACAACACCATAGAGGTACAAAAGGGTGTGAACATCATGTCATGGCTGAAAAAGGAAATGGAAGACACCGCGCTTTCTATGGCATCGCAACCAATCGTTGCGGAAAAACCGCATATTGACGAATGATAAAGACCTACGATGTATATAGACCGCTCTACGAGAACAAGGACAAGTTCGTTATCCTTGTGACGGGAGGTCGCGGGTGTGAACACCCCGACACGCCTATTATGATGGCAGACCTTACTATCAAGAAAATAAAGGATATTAAGGTCGGCGACAAGGTGATGGGTGATGACGGCACACCCCGCAACGTGCTTAATACGATGCACGGATATTCCCCTATGTACCGAGTGAAGCAGAAGAACGCCGACGACTATATTGTCAACGACGAGCATATCCTTGTTGTCCGTAAAAACGGTGCAGTTGTTGATATGCACATCAAAGACGCGTTGAACGAGCAAAAACTTTGGGGCGTGCAAATAGGAAATATTGATTGGGTAAAGAAAGGTGCTTCGCCGATATGTAAATATTCACGCATCACGGTAGAGAAAGCGGAAGAATGTTTTGAGTACAACGGCATATACATTGACGGCAACCACCGCTATTGCCATGCCGACGGAACGGTCACTCATAACTCGGGTAAGTCGTTCGGCGTTTCAACATTCCTCAATAGGATGACCTTTGAGATGGGCAAGAACGATGACGGCACGCCGAAGCCGCACGTCATCCTTTACACCCGTTATACGATGGTGTCTGCCGCCGTATCGGTCATCCCCGAGTTCCTTGAGAAGACCGCCCTTGACGGCACTGCGCCGTTCTTCCACGCCACCAAGACCGATGTCGTCAACACCGTTACGGGAGCAAGGATAATGTTCCGAGGCATCAACACGTCGTCGGGAAACCAAACGGCGAAACTGAAATCTATCAACGGCATCACCACATTCGTTCTTGATGAGGCGGAGGAGTTGGTTGATGAGAACGCCTTTGATACGATAATGCTCTCCATACGACAGAGCGGAATACAAAACCGCATCATCGTCATCATGAACCCTACCGACCGCAACCATTTCATATACAAGCGGTACATAAAGGACTCCCACGAGATACGGAACATTGACGGCGTGCCAGTGCAGATAAGCACGCACCCGAACGTGCTGCACATACACACCTCGTACCTTGACAACCAAGCGCACTTGTCGGAAGACTTCCTCAAGGAGGCGTTGATAACGAAAGAGCGCGACCCCGAGAAATACGCCCACGTCTTCATGGGTAGATGGATAGACCAAGCAGAGGGCGTGATATTCCCGAAATGGGATGTTATAGACGATTTCCCACCGCACTGTAAGAAGGTTGCGCTATGCGCCGATTGGGGCTATTCGGTTGACCCTACCGCAATAGCGAAATGCGGACTGATAGACGACGACCTATACATTGACGAGTTATGCTACGAAACGGGTATGCTTATCAACGATATAGACCGCAAACTGAAAGAGGTGAACCCCGACGGCTATTTTCTCTACGCCGAAAGCGCAGACCCGCGCCTTATACAAGAGATAGCGAATAGGGGGCACATCATATACCCCGTAGCAAAGACCAACGGCTCTATCAAGGCGGGCATAGAGAAGATAAAGAACTTCAAGCATATCTACGTGACCAAACGAAGCAAGAATATGCAAGAAGAACTCAAGAACTACACATGGGCGAAAGATAAAGACGGCAACCTCACCGACCTACCGATAGACAAGTTCAACCACCTTAACGACGCCGTGCGCTATTACATACTCGGCAAGATACTCGGTCAAATCGTAAAGGCAAGAAACGTGAGCAAGGCAGACCTTGGCATATTCTAAACACAACCATACTATGACAAAAAAAGACATAGACATATCATTGCTTGAAGAGTTGCAAGGGCAGATACCAAACGTGCCCGCCAACCCGCGCACCATCACGCATGAACGCCTCGCCAAACTCAAACAGTCGCTCATAGACGACCCAGAGATGCTCAACCTACGAGAACTCATCGTGTACCCGCACAACGGCAGATACGTCGTTCTAGGTGGTAATATGCGCCTCAAGGCACTTAGAAAGATTGACGGCATATCAACCGTGCCCTGCAAGGTACTCGCCGCAGACACACCGCCCGAAAAGATGCGCGCCATCGTTATCAAAGACAACAACGCAGCGGGCACTTTTGACGAGGACAAACTGACGCTTTGGCAGTCGGAGGAACTCATGGGGTGGCTATACGACTACACGCCGCCGACAATACCCGAAACCGACATCAGTACAATACCGACCGAGAATATCGTCAAAGAATCACCGAAACCGACAATACCCGTGGACGAGAATATCCAGTACGGAAACGAGGAAACACCAGAACCTACCAAACGCAAATACAACGGCTGCCGAGTGAACGACCGAGTGAACGCGGACAAGGGGGAGAAAGAGGTTTTTCTAGGAGAGGCGAACTACAAGATGCAAAGGCGTGACACCGTGAGATATTTCACCATTATTGATAGCGTACCAAACGGAAGCGGCGGCACACCATTGAGCGAATTCAAGGCTGAAAAAAACGTGGTATATATAGAAGAAAGGGCAGAGCGAATCGTGCGCGAACTTCTTGGTGGGGGTAGTGGCTGGGCGATTGCGTCCGCGCCAAAACGCAAGCATTACGGATGGCATTTTGCCACTGAGGTTGGTCGCCTGTTGGCAGAGAGAATGGGTGTCCCTTTCTATGAAGAGCTTATATTAGCCAAGACAAAATCTCGTATGCACCCAGAATTCGTCCTCGGCAAAAAGCCCGAAGAGCGGAACTTGATAATTTTTGATGATATAGTGACCACCTGTATGACGTTGTTGGCGTATAACGAGCTGTTGCGTGACAAGGGGTACAATGTGTTGAACATAATAGGAGTAAACAACAAATAAAGATATGCAGGAACTGTACATTCAGCAGATTAAGGACTATTTCAAGAACAAGATACTGAATAGTCTCGGTGTGGAAAGGGATATCTACCAGTTGCTTGCCGATAGGGATGTAAGCGGTGCGATAGACCTTATGATGGACAACGATATTGAGGTTGACAAGGCAATCTCGGAGTATAACGTGCAGACTCATAAGGTTATGCACAGGAAGAACAAGAGCAGGAAGAACGCCGACGACTATGTCACGGAGAAACTTCCGAGGAACAGGGCTCACTACATCAACGAGGTGGAGTTGTTCTTCCTATTGGGCAGACCTATCATGTGGGATAAGAAGGATGGTGATGATAAGGCGTTCGAGGTGTTCACCGATTTCCTTGAAAAGTACCATTTTGACAATCGTATGCGTGAGGCGAAGAGGTTGGCGGGTTCGGAAACCGAGAGTGCGAAACTGCTGCGTGTGTTCCGTAATGAATCTGGTGAGGTTGATGTGAACTATGTGGTGCTTGCGAGAAGCAAGGGCTACAGGCTCCGACCGCTCTTTGACCAGTACGGCAACATGACCGCTTTCGCCTACGGATACAAACTCAAGGAGAACGGCAGCAGTGTTGAGCATTGGGATATCCATACGAGCCGCGCCATCTTCAACTGTAAGAGGGGCTCTGTGGGGTGGGAGGTGGAATCTCTTCCGAACCTGCTCGGCAAGATAGGTGTCATCTACTACAAGCAGCCCAAGTCGTGGGATGGTGTTGTGGCGAGAATAGACCGTGAGGAGATGCTGGACAGCAAGATTGCGGATACGAACAACTATTTCGCCGACCCTATCGCTTCCGCCACCGCTGATGTCATAGAGAACATGGTTGACCCCGACCGCCCTGGCAAACTCATTCAGATGAACGGCACGGGAAGTAGGTTTGAGTATATCAACCCTCCGCAGAGTTCCTCAACAAGGGAGGCTGAGATGCGCACCCTTGAGAAGAGCATATTGTTCGACACCTTCACCCCCGACCTGTCCTTTGAGTGCATGAAGGGATGGGGTAGTGTCAGCGGCGCCGCCATAGAAAACTCGATGGCTCTTGCGTATATCAAGAGGGGGAACAGGGTTGAGATTTACGGCGAGATGGTTCGTAGGGAGGTCAATGTCATCAAGGAGATACTGAAGCTGATGCACCCAGAGATGGCGGCTAAGATTGATGAGCTGAAGGTTGGCTTTGAGTTCGCCATGCCGTTCGCCGAGGATAGGAGTACGTCATGGGGAGCGGTCAATAGCTGCTATGGAAACGGCACGATGTCTTTGGAGACCGCCGTTGAGAAGATTGGCGCCGTTGACAAGGCTGATGAAGAGGTTGAAAGGATAAAGGCTGCCAACGCCCAGAAAAGCCTGATGAACGAGCAGGAGCCTCTTGACACCGACGCCTTTGACGGCACGGAAGATGTGGAGGTTGTGCAGCCTAACGCCAAGACCGAGATACCAGAAGAGAATATCAACGACGAAATGTAATATAGTTATTTTAGGGGTTTTATTGACGGCGGTAGTGGGTGTGAATTTACTACCGCCTTTTTATTTGTATTTTACTTTAATAATGTGTAAAAAATTAAGGCTATACTTTAATAATTACAATTATGTTAATCAAGAAAATATGAATAATGTGAAGATAATTGTGTAATTGTTTTGTTGGTTGTGAAAGTAATTGTAACTTTGCACCAAGAAAGCCGAGCGATGGTGCAAGGCTATAGAGCAGAAGAGCCAACTGCATAACACGGGCACTGCAGAATGAAAGATTTTCGCAAGTTTTACGACGAGCATTTTGAAGACGCTGACCTTGAGTACGAAATCAGCCGTGACGAGATAGGTTGCGACGTATTGGGCAAGCCATACCCAAGCAACATCAGCATGCGTGTAGAG